TCTATAACTGCGATGAGACCAACTCTCAGTAACTAAGCCATGGCTGCAAACCCAAATTGGACGACTAGGCCAATGGAAGTCATTAGCGCAGCTCAAAATCGTGTACGGGAGACTATGCACGAATCCTGCCCAAAGCTGACCACGCTAGAAAAAGCGTTTAGAGCATCTGCACTCCGCCAGCAATCAAAGCATCCATCTCGGCAATGTGATTGACGGCTTGACGTAAAAGCTGGCTTTGATGCCATTGTTGCTTCACCATTGCGGCGCATAGCTGCGTGATCGTATCGATGTCTCCGCAGTCTTTAATTTCTCTAATCGTGGTCTCTAAAATCAGCTCCTCCTCAAGGGTTTGCTCAACGATCATCCATTTGAATGGATCGTAGGGTGCGTTTTTCGGAGGCATAGGGCTCTTCAGTCCTAAACCGAATGTAATCATGCACAGCAGGAAATAACCAGTCTTGCACTGGTAAACACGCTTCCCAATTGACGGGTTGAACACAGTTCATAACGACTGTCGTCCAGAAGGCACTTATATACGACCAATTCACAAGTCGTCTACCAAGATTACCCAGCCCGTGCCAGGGCCATCGACCTGCCAACGTGGCCTGAACTCTGATTGCCTTATCTTTGCTAGCTCACCACCTGTAGCACTTGAATGCCCTCCACGAGCTAGGTCCGGTTTTCCCTTCGGATCATTTACCACCCAGCCAGGATCGCTGCTGTGTTTTCCTGTGTAGCCCGTCACAACCAGCCAATGACCACATCCATTCCCACTGCACATTGGTGGCTCACCGCGTAGCAGGTCGCCCCGGTGAAAATACCCTGCTAGAACCACTCTGCCCATTTCAATCTCCATCTCGATCATTTCTTCGTCACCATCAGTCCGAAACTGAGCGTTCAACCCCAAGCTCTCAAGCGTTTTTATTTGTGCCTCAACAGAGGTCGAATCCCCGAACTTGTCACGGATTTTGTTGTACTCATCATCTGTCTTGACGCGCGAAAAATGCGCTGCAACCATTGCGGCTGCACTTGAGAAACATTCTCGATAGCCTTGGCCGCTGCCGTTGTCGAGCTGGCTGAAGTAGGGGATGTAGACCTGTTGATCAATGCCTGATGCTTTCCACGCATCAACCCAGGCGGCATCTTCCTCAAGTAGCTCTTGAGGCAAGGATTCTTCAAGCTGTTTAACAGCGGCAAGTTGGTGAGGAGTGCCACGGAACCAGTGAAAGAAAGGGAGCAACGATAGAGCCACAACTACGACCCACAGCCACATTTACTTCTCAACGCGCTCTCCAGGAAAGAGTAGGTCTTGGACATACTTGCAAGCTACATCGTCTAGCTGGTTGTCTGTTTGCTCGCTGATCTTGATCAGACAATCCAACAGCAACTGTTTTACGGCTTTTGACTTGATGAAGCCGAACAGGATTGGCTTTAGCAGTAACACCATGACGGCACTGTATGTGCCGAAATTCTAAACGCGGTTTTGATGACCCTCAAGCCTTGCAACATTCTGCTCTAGGTCTGAGATTCGAGCGAATAGCTCCTGATCTCGAACCCTCAGATCAGCGTGGAGCACATCCATTCGTGACGCTAAATTATCGACAGCTGAAGTCAGACGCACCAAACTATCCCTTCCATGTTGGTTGTCACGGTTGGCACCTTTAATACCAGAAGCGGCCACGCCTATTGACGCACCAGCAACAGCAGCCCAGATTTCAACCACCATTCGACCTATAGCGTCAATTCATCATGGCAGAAGAACAGGCAAAGCAAGACCAAGAAAACGACAACTCACGTCTAGGCGATGTAATTAAGGTTGTCCTGCTTGGCTGGGCAATGGCAATCTTGACTGCTAATTACCTTGGCGTCTTTAAGCAGTCGCTTGATCCGACCTACCCAGCTTCCATTTTGAGTGGTACGGCAGCGTCCTTCGGCCTAGCTGTCGGCAACAATAAAAAGAAAAAAGAAGAGCCTACAATCAAGGAACAGTCCTCTACATCCAAACCCAAATGAGACGTTTTCTCTTTGTATCGTGCCTAACATTTTTTGCGATAAGTCCTGCTTCGGCAGACATTACGCACGCTATTAAATCCTCAATCTCGCTAACTGTTGATGGAGCAGCCTCCCAGTCGATTCGGCAACCTAGTTCACTTGCAGTATCTGGCTCTAACATTAGCTTGGACACTACTCCTAAGTTCGCAACACTTACTTCCGGCACCGCTCTTGGGTACACTCCTGGTGCTTACAGTATTACTACTGCTGGTGACAGCTTTTCGTATTCAGAGTCGTACATAGAAGGTGATGATGTCCCAGCTTTACTTTCTACAACTGTTACTGGTGGCGTAGTCCCTGCACTGCCTACTTTTTCTAATCAAACAGTTACCTCCGGAGGCACAGCAGGCACATTGGCCGGTACGCTCGCGACCGACGGGGCACTCACAATCACTGCAGGTGGTGCAGGGACAACTGCAATTGGTCAAGTTATTCAGGAGCTAACTATTCGATGAGGATCCTGCTGCTGTTGCTTTTGGCTGCTCCAGCTGCAGCAATTCCTGTAGTGCCAAATTTTCAGCAAGGTGTGCTGTCTTCCACGACACGCACCAAAACAAAAGTGACTGAAGTGATCAACTCATACGAGTACAGAACAGGGTATGAGTACAGCGCAAGCGGAACTAATATTGCCCCGATTGGTGGCAGCATTGCCCCAGCTAGTCTTACGACAACGACCAATACATTGAATGGTGTTTCTAGTCGTTGGACTGGTCTTGACCCTGCTAGCAAACCTGCTTGGAACATCGTCAACCAAGGCGCATCGTTCCAGTTTGTTGAAACACTCCAAGGGCCAGGACTCACAAATCACACATTGATCAACAGAGAAACAGACATTGAATCTTTAACAGAGACGACAAGCACGTTTAGCCAATGAAGCGAGTCATCGCAACGCTTTTGCTGCTAACCGCTCCAGCACAAGCACAGGTTTCAAGCACTGCCGCTCCAGTAGCAAACAGTTCAGGATCAGTTACCAACCAAGCTGTTCAGGTCGTCCCAGCAAGACAGTTTACTAATACTTACGGCGGTGGAATTAGCTGCCAAGGTGCAACGTTAAGCATCAACCCTTTCATCAGTACAACAACAGGCTGGGCGCAACCATACGAAAGCCACTACAACGAACCTGTATATGACACGATTGATGTTGTTGGTGCGTTTGACCCTGAAGGAAATGCAATTCCAGATGGCAGGCCAGATAATCCGGGCGATGTTCTTTTTTACAAGCCAATTAGAACAGGGCAAAAAACAAACCTATCAATTAACGGCGGCATCACTGCCACGATTTCGATACCGCTGGATCGTCATCACGTACGAACTTGTCGCAAAGCCGCCGAAAAACAGGTGGCACTTCTAGACGCAACCCTTGCTGACAAAAGACTCAACTACGAAATTGCAAGGCTGAAGAATTGCGCTGGCTTAATGAAAGAAGGCATAATTTTTCACCCCAGCAGTCCTTATGCGTCAATCTGTGCTGATGTTGTCCTGACTAACCCGCCAGGTGTCCTTCCGCCCCACACACATTCAATACCTACTTCTTCAAAGACCGCTGAAACTTCCGACGCTGCCAAGCAGACTCAACAGCGACCTTCTTCCCAAGCTTCTCTTTGATCTTCTTAATCGTCTTTTTAACGATGGGTTTGACAACCTTCAGCAAAATATCGCCTAACGGTTTGGCAAAGATAGCTGCCGTTGTCGCTACTGCTGCAATCGTTGCCGTCGTGACCACAACAGGGCCACCAGGCAAATAATTGCCGATGATCGTTGGTACGTCCAACGGGTCGAGCTGTGCTTTGCATTCTCCATCGACTCGCTTGTAACCAGTAATGACAGCAGTCTGAAGCTTATTCTTAGCGCCAATAGGTATTGCGTCCGGTGGCGGACATGGCAGTTCCGTGTCTACATTTGGAATGCCAGCAAGTTGGGAGGCTGCTGGTGAAGGGGACTTAACCGGTTGTTTCGAGGCAGCCGGTTTTTCTTTTGGTACTTCAATTGCTGGCGGCTTGGCTGACCCATAAGTCAACGTGCCAGGTGTAATATCCATCGCGTTAAACGACGGCATCGTCCCATCACAAACAACAAAGTTCCCTTTTGGGTCATTGTCATAAGCTTTTTCGTTTCCAGGCTGTGTATTTCTGGTCTCAACGCAGCCGGGTATATCAGCAACCGGAAAACCCAGCATCAACGTGATCGGTGGCTCTTGCGGAATACTTTGCGGCGGAATACCTCTCCAAACTGGTATTTCTGGGACGTACACACGCCCCACACCAATCTCAGGTATTTCAGGCACCGAATCAGAACGGCAACTTAGGTGTTTCGATTGCTGGGCCTGTAGCTGATGGCAGCTCAGGCATCACGTCATCAATCTGACCAGGAAGCATGTCAGTCACTAGCTTTGTAAGCTCAAGCTTTAGCTCACTCATGTAGTGCTTTGTGATTGATGGGATGCGCGTGTAAAGCGTCACCGTCCCAATCACCATGCCTGCGGACATTGTGAATGCTGCGACCGACATTACGTTGAAAAGTTTTTGCATGATCAAATTGCAAAGAAAAAACCTCCCCTGCTGTGTGAGACCAGGGAAGGTTGCAGTTGCTCTGTTAAAAGACTAGCTCAGAATGCGTACTTGAGGCCAAGCTTTGACCCCCAGCTGAAGTCGTCGCCAGTTACGCCGCTGAGTTCTCCATAGACGGAAACGCTTTCAGCAACCTGAACTGCGCCACCGAATTTACCGGCAAACTCAACTTCGTTTTCTGAACCGTTTGGCATCAGGATTGCAGGGCCGCCCTGGATGAACCAGGAATAAGCGCCTTGGCCGCCTTCGTAGCCAACGTCAAGGTTCAACGCACCACCCAAGTAATCGTCGCCAACAGTTGCGCCGTTAAATTCTGGGTTCAGGTAAGGACCAGCGAGGGCAGACGTTGGTGCCAATGCAACTGCCGTAGCGGCTGCACCAAGAACAAGAGACTTGATCATTTTTAGAAAGGGTTGAAGTTCCTAGCACCAGATTAACTGGCCCAGTCAATGGACGGTTTTGGATGTGATCTACAGGATCAGTTTTCGTCACTACCAGGGAGCCATAGATGATGCTTTTTAAAAAGCCCCGTGTATAGGCCCCGTTGAGGATGATCAGCTCTGTCGCGACCTTCGTGCAAATAGAGCATCTCAAGCCATGTGACTCGATTGGCGTTCGCCTCAATGTCCTCTGCGCCCGGTTTGCCGCAGATCAATGGATCGGGTTTAGTAGTCACGCTCATCCTCGTAAAGGTCGTCGTCTGGGTCAAACGCTAGAAAGAGGGTTGTTAATACAGCCCCCGCTAGCGCACCAAAGATAAAGGTCATGCAGGATCCGCTGGCCAAGCTGTAGCAATAGCAGGGTTGACAATCATTTGCACGTTGCCATCGCTGTCCAAGTCATTGACGGTTTCCATCACAGGCTTGTCGTCAGAATCGACAACACCATTTCCGTCAGAGTCAGTCTGCTGCTGCTGCTTGGTTTTTACGATCATTGACGCTCCAAACAACAGCTCTTTGAGTTCTTCTGCAGTCTTGCAAGCGTCGATTTCGGTTTGGCGCGTATTGCATGACGTACGAACAGCAGCTCGATACGTTTGCCATGAAGTTGGGAATGCGGTCTTAGCAGCAGCGAAACTGCTGTTGACTTCTAGTTCTTTGACAACGCGCCAATCAGATGGGGCAAGCAACGATGAAGCGATCTGATCTTGCTGTGCTTTCCACTGTGTCTTCAGACCTGTGGTTTTGACTTCAACGCCATCAACAGTTTCTGTTTTGTCGTCTAGTTGCTTGGGGTTGCCAACGCCCCAGAAAAATCTTTGATCCCAGCCTTGGGCAGCTGCACCATCAGCGACCCAGCTAATGCCAAGCATGGCACGATCTTGTGAACTGCTTAATCGCAGCCAGTTAGCTGGGTATTGAACATCGTTGTACTCCCACGGAATATCCAGGGGTAACGCACGACTGCCGATTTGATAGCCCATGAGGATGCAGGTGATGAACGAAGTTTAACGAGCAAGCCCGCCATTAGCCTGGAACGGATTTTCTGCGAAGGCAAGATATATATAAGTACCGCCACTAGCGTTGTTATGAGGGCCTGAAGTTCTAATTTTGAATCCATTTGACAAGAAATCGTATGGATCTTCTGTAATTGTTGAGTTATTAGTATCTGCGTACAAGACATCTTCAATTGCGTTGTAGGTACCACGTGCGGTATCTCTAATCCGCCAGTTACCAACACCGTCAGTACGTTTTTGTATTAAAAATGCCGGTCTAAACCCGGTAAACACAAAAGGACCATCAGTGGATCCATTGCCGGTGTACGAACCCATTGCGCTGTAGCCCGCGACAGGTGCGAAGCAGTAGGCAATATGCACTTGTTGACCTCCTGGCTGCATTCCTGTGCCCGCATAACACACCGAGCTGTCAGGGTCTGAAGTCCAATAAGTATTAGTTGTGCCCAACTCTGCGTTGGTTGAATTTAACCATATAAACTTGCGCCCAGAGCTAAGTGCAGTGAGTCCTTTGTGATAAGTTTGCCAATTACTTGTAGCTCCTTTTGGTCGCATAACAAAAAATTCAGGAGCCGCGTTCAATCCATGGCCAAACGTCCAGGTACCCGATGACGGATTTGTAAACTCAACAATCGAGAAGCCACTTTCGGGTGACGCCATCACCTGGCTCGCGATTGATGGGACGTTCGTTACTGATACGCCGGAATCAATTAAGAGTTTGCCGTCAATTTCAATTCCACTAAACCGTGGGTTACTAACACCAGAAGCAATAGTAATACTTGTTATAGGCGAAGTAATGCCTAAATCTGTAAGATTAACTGCAGTTTGTGTAACCCCAGTAGTAACAGAGCTACTAAAGTCAAGAGTCCCACCAGCGTGTACGCAAGTAAATTGATTACCAGAAGGCATTCCGTCACCAGCACAATAAATAATTGCCGAACCAGTAAAGGCATAACCACCTGTTGGAGTCCAGGTCATAGTGCTGTTGCCGTTTACCCTGCAGCCAAGACCAGTAAGAGTTCCATTAAAACCTGATGTTGCTGGATTAGCAGGCTCGATACCATTACCAGTGGAAGTCATCATGCCACTCCACGTCTGACTCTGGTCATACACCGAGCTATTTAAACCACCAGCAGGAATCGTGTAGCCGCCCTTATCGCTTGTATTGACCTGGAAGCCCATTCCAGAATGATTCGTGCAATACGCATATAACGTTGGTGCGCTTGCTGCAATCACAATTTGCGTAAACGCTCCAGCACTACCTGGCGTTCCAGCAGTCGTTACACCTGTTGTGTACTCTGATCCACCGCCATGCGTTCCATCGCTAGTGGTTGAGAACCGCAAAGGATGGCTGCTATTGGTGCTGGCTGATTGGTCAAACTTGTAGGTGCTGCCTTCCGCAAGAGTTAGCGTTGGCTGCTGCACACCATCGATGTAGAACTTACCGCCCGAAACAGTAACGGTGTAGGTGTTGTTGCCATTCCCTCCGTCCCAATTCCATGAAACGTAACTACGCCCATTTATATTTACGCTTCCTGCGGTTGTATTAGCACCTAAGCTGTAACCGTCCGAGTTAAATGCAGTTATACCTGTTGCGTCAGTACCTTCAGCAGCCGTATCGTTTGAATACAGTGTTTTGCTTGGCCCTCTAACCGCATCAATAAGAGTGTGAAAGTCAGTGTGACTGCGAGCCTTAGTCCAAACCCAATCAGGACTAAAATTCAAGCCTGTAATATTTTGGCTTGAGCCCGTACCAGAATATAACTTCGTATCAAAATACTTACTGCCATCCGCAATCGCTGGGGTCGGTAAGTTTGCGGTGTTTAAAGACTTGTAGCCGCTTGGTGCGGCATACGCAAAGGCACGTTGGCCAAAGTTGGCAATCATTGTTGAAGAGGATCCCAAATCTCCAATCTTTGGTACAAATTCGCCACTAAGACTCGTGAAAGCTGTGCCTTGCGAGGCTCCGTTTTTGTAAAAAGCTAATGTCCCATTGTCTAAATCAAGCGCAACACCTATAACATCCCCTGTTGTATATGAAACTCCGTAGGAGCTTGAAGAGGCATTATTCATTTTAGTGCTGTTAGATCTATAAGACCAAGAAGTGGCAGGGTATCCTGGATAATCTGTTGTTTGTTCTGAAGCGTAGGCAATACCGATAGCGACTCCACTGCCAATGTTTGTAGGAGTAATCTCCCAATACCATTTACCTGACGAAACAGCAATGGTTGCTGACATCGCACTATTGCCGTTTGAACCTGCGGTTACAAACTTCAAATTGCCATCACTCAATACTGCACCAGAGCTGGTGGTGTAAAGAGAATTGAGCGTCGCATAGCAGCCCACGACTTCTCCGCCGACTCCGGTGTCGTCCTGCGTACCGTTGCTTGGTGAGTCAACTAGGCTGTCTTGATCAACAACGTCACTACCGGTCAAATAAGCTCCATTGTTGTCAATATCAATGTAATAAATGACTGGTTGGCTTGAGCTTTGTATGCCAATCGTATTTAACGTTCCAGAAAAAGAAATGTTGTGCTCTTGCGCTCCAGTACCTGCCAAAGCTGTTGCAGAGCCATTTAAATAAACATTGCCGCTTGTGGCGCTTGAATATTTAATTTTGACAGAAGAAGAAACTGCAATCCCATCAGGAAAAACAAATTGCCCTAACGCAGCTGATGTATTTACTTCAGCATAAGTTCCGGTATTGCCGTCAAACGCATTACCAGGATTGGTAAATCCTGCATTGGCAAATAAACCGCTAGCCAGTAAGTTATTCGGCGTCCAGTTGTTTCCTGGCCGGTCCGCAAAGGCTGCGTAGATAAATGTACCGCCCGAGCCGTTGATGTCTGGCGCTGTATTTGTAATTTGAAAACCAGTAGACGTAAAGCTAACCGACAAAGTAGAACCTTCAGCGGCTGACAAGTTTGCAAGTAGTTCTTTATTGGTGCCACGCTTTGCGTCAATTATTGCCCAGTGATAACCGCTTGAGTCTGTCCGCTTAATTAACACGTAAGTAGGTTTAAAACCAGTCGTGATTGTTGGCCCTGTTGCAGAACCATTGCCTGTGTACGATCCAAACTTGGAAAATCCGGCAACTTCAGACCAGCAATAGGCAATTAGGCTATCGCCTGAAGTATCTAAGCCTGTAAAATAATTTGTGCTAAAAACACTGCTAGTTGGGTCTGATAGCGAACCACCTGACGAAATATCGTATTCGGCCCAGTCCTTAAAGAATAAAACTTTATTAGCAGAAAGGAGGGGACTTTGGATTACCCAATCAGAGTTAGAGGCTCTAGATTTAGTTATGACTAGTTTTGGAGCACTCGAAAGGCCGTGGCCTACGGTGTTATTACCAGCACTTGAACGGCCACCAGTATAGCTAACAATACTAAATCCATAGTCATTGTTTGCACTTACTTGACTATTCAAACTTCCGTCAGTGTTTGATACTGCAGCGCCGTTGGCCTTCCAGCACCAGGCAACGTAATCTTTAGAGCTGCCATTGACTCCAGCTGCATTGCCCAACGAAAAGCCATCAGAATCGAAACTCATCAACTCATTTGTTGCTGTACCTTCTGCAGCAGTCAGATGACTGGAAAGATACTTGTTAGCACCGCGCACACTGTCATATAAGTTGTGTCCATTGGTGCTTGTCCGTGACTTGATCCAGACAAAATCTGGTTGGAAGGCAAGCGATGATATTGACTGCGTTCCACCATTACCGGAGTAGGTCACCACGTCCATCCCGCCTTTGGGATTTAGCGTGACTGTTTCTTTCTGATCGTATCCAAGGGCTTGAGTGGTGCTGTTGTCTGTAAACGGCAGGCGAAAAGAATTGTCGGCTACGGATATACCAGAGTCAATAAGTAACTTCCCATCAACACGGACCCTTGCAACTAGTCCATATCCAGTTGAACCAATACTGGTTAAGTTGCCTGAGCCAGTAAGCGCAGTAACCCAACCAAGGTTAGTGTCAGACGTTCCAATGTTGAATCCAGAAACAGCACTGCCGTTTACCCTAATTTGATTGCTTGAACTAAATTTATAGCCGTAAATTTCGACCTTTGATGTATAAGGGATTCCGCTGGTAAATGTAAGGTCGGAACCTCCCGCACTCCAGGTATAGGTTGTTGGCGATATGTCGAACGCTGATTGCCACCCACTACCTGTCGTATTACTTGTGCTACCAGAGTGGCTTCCATAAGTGCTCCACGTCTGGCTATTGTTAAACCAGCCATATGTCCCAGTAAATTCCTTAGCTTGCCAGACCCCGTTAGCATCAGTTTCGCCAAAGTCAGTCGGCGCAAGCGCCTGCCCGTCCACAAAGTTGACTTCAGCTAGGTAGCCGTCGTGATAAGTGCTGCCCGGAGCGTAACCAATAGTGTGCGAAATATTGTTGTTAAAAGTAAGGTCTGCGTTTTGCGTTGGATAGGAAGAACTAAAAAACGACGTCTCCTGAACTCCATTAACGTATATTTTTACCCTGTTCGCTGCTGTAGATTCAGTCGTGTCAATTGCAACAACAAAATGATACCAAGCACTTGTGTCACGAAATTTTCTGTCAGTAATTACGTCGTATCCACCCGTTGCTGCATCAAGAACCCTAAGGTTATCGCCTCCATCATCATTGTTAAAACGAATCATGGAGTTAGTGCCACTTCCACCAAACAAGCCGTGCTTCTGACCACCTATTTGGCTGCGCTTTACCCAACCGCTCCAAGTCCACGTCTTTCTATTACCTGCAGATCCAAAAGTTGTGGACAGATTCGCGCTATCACCGCTGTTAAATCTCAGCGACTTCGACACAGAAAAAGCATCCGCCGCTCCAGCAGTTGTTGCTAGAAACAGCGGACTTGCAGCACCAGGAATACTCATGAAACGTTCAGCAGCGAAGTAACCGTGATGCGCGTTGCGCTCTCGCAATAATAAGCCAATACATCAACAGCAGCAGCCGTTGTCGTCAACGTTGGTGCCGTACCACCAGCAAACTTATACTTCGTGCCCGCATAAGCAAGCGTCCTGCTTCCCGTTCCATCCTG